GATGCCATACATGACGCAGGATCTATCACATGTCAAACATGTCAGGGACTTGCCCGTGGTTGAGATAGGTTGTGATGCAAGTGCCAGTTGGGCAAGTAGATACAAGCATCTAGTGAATTGGGATAGTGTTGAAGAAATTGCACAAAAAGTAACAAAGTACACACCAAACAACAAATGGACAAATGAAAATGGGTCCGACATACATTTTATAATCACAGGCGGTGAACCAATGCTATGGCAAAGAGAAACACAACAATTATTGAGACAACCTGAATTCACAGATCTAAAAAACATGACAATCGAGACAAACTGCACACAACCATTCAAAGCAGATTTCCAAAGGTTCTTACAAGGATTAGTTGCAGGTGATTACACCAAAGAGCCGGTGCACATAACTTGGTCCACATCTCCAAAACTATCAATATCAGGAGAACAATGGAAAAAAGCAATAAAAGGTGAGGTTGCACAACAATATGCCAATATACCAAACAGCCATTTGTATTTCAAATTCGTGATTCAAGATGAACAAGATTTAGAAGAAGTTGAAATGGCAAGAGAAGTATACAAAAAATTTGGAGTTGAGGCAGACATATACTTAATGGCAGTTGGAGCCACTGTCGAAGGCCAAGCAAAAACATCTAAGCAAGTGGCGGACATTGCCTTAAAAAATGGTTACAAATATTCTCCAAGATTGCACGTGGACTTATTTGGTAACAAATGGGGGACATAATGGTTGGCAAAACAAAGAAAACCAAGTATAATAAAACAATGAAAGTTAGAAAAACAAAAAACACAAAAGCAAAGAAAACCAAAGGCAAAAGTGAAGAGCCCATGGTTAAAGTGCTAAACATGAATGTGAATCCAGACAATCCAAGAAATGGATTTTTTGAACTTGACTGGAATGATGAATTTGTAAACATGTTGAAGCAACATGGATACCAAGGTGAATCACAAGAAGAGATTGTAGATAGATGGTTTCAAACCCTGTGTAGAACAATTGGCAATGAACAAGGAATAGATAGTGTTGCTTCTGGATACGTGCAAATTAATCGAACACCAGACGGCAAAACTGAGGTATCGTAATGGAGTATATTCTGTTAGGTATATTGGTTGGATGGTTTATTCCAAGGCCAAAGTTTATAGGTAAAATTGAAATTGCCATTTGGAAACCAATCAAATCAAAACTACCAAAACCGTTTGATAAAGAATTCTGGGGATAACGTGACCCATATATTAATTGATACTGCAAACACATTTTTCCGTGCCAGGCATGTTATACGTGGAGATACTAGTGAGAAAATTGGCATGGCCATACATATCATGATGAATTCAATTAAAAAAGCATGGCATGATTTTGACGGTAGTCATTTGGTGTTTTGCCTCGAAGGCCGAAGTTGGAGAAAAGATCATTACGCACCCTATAAGAGAAATCGTAAAGATGCCGTGGATGCAATGACAAATCAGGAAAAAGAAGAAAATGAAGTGTTCTGGGAATGTTATGATGATTTTTGTAAATTTATTGTGGAAAAAACTAATGCAACAGTCTTAAGAAACGCTAGAACAGAAGCAGATGATTTAATTGCACGTTGGATTGACAAACATCCAAATGAAAAACACGTAATTTTAAGCACCGACAAAGATCTAAATCAACTCATAAAAGAAAATGTTAAACAATATAACGGTGTCACAGAAACAACTATCACACACGAAGGATGGTTCGATAGTAAAGGAAATGAAATTATAGACAAAAAAACAAAAGCACCCAAAGGTGCGCCAGATACTGAATGGATTGTATTTGAAAAAAGTATGCGAGGTGACCCTAGCGATAATATTTTTAGTGCTTATCCTGGAGTAAGAACAAAAGGCACAAAAAATAAAATAGGATTACAGGAAGCATTTGCAGATCGCAATGAAAAAGGATATACCTGGAATAATATGATGTTAAGCAAATGGGTAGATCATGAGGGTAAAGAACATAGGGTATTAGAAGATTATGAACGCAATAGATTACTTGTAGATCTTCATGCACAACCAGATGCAATAATAGAAGAGTTGGATCAAACGATCGCACAGGCAAAAGCAGAGAACAAAAGCATAGACCAAGTGGGAGTCAGATTCATGAGGTTCTGTGCCAAGTACGATTTAAATAGGATTAGTGAGCAGGCGCAACTATATGTTGAGCCTTTCAATGCGAGGTTGGTATCATGACAGTAAGAGCTAAAACACTTGTAAAAAACAAGTTTTGGATTGTCGAGCAAGACGGACAAAAACTTGGCACTCTTCAAAAACAGGAAGACAACGGTTGGATTTTTTTAAGTAAAAAAGATTCAAGGCAAGTGTTTCATACCCCCGAAAGCCTATATACTAGATTTGGTGTAGATATATTTGCAGAATCAAGTATGGCAAGAATAGAAGATGAGGTCCAAACGGATAATTTTGAAGTGCATGGTTACCCGTGTAGCCAACATCCTTACAATCCAATGTTTGATGTTCAAAAACAATTACCTGTTTACACAAAGACTCCCAAATCAAAAAGCCAGTTTTGTGCAGGATATTACATAATCTGTTTTGAGAAAGGTTGGCGTAAAGCATACTGCCCAAAAATGATCACACTATCGAGATACAAATATAAAGGCCCAATGAAAACCAAACTAGAAATGCAACAGGTATTGAACAATGCAGTCAAAGAATTCCAAAATACAAACACGTCCGATTGAAGACTTTTTGGGTAGAGTAAGAACTCTACGTCAACAAGGTCAGAAACAAATTATCATACCAGCCGCGGAGGCAGACCGTTTGGCTGATAGCCTAGCCCAGGTTATGACACGTCTCACAGGCATACAGGAGGAAATAATCGAAGCTTTAAAGACTGCCCAGCAGGCACAAACGATCAACATAGACATGGACGGTGGCGACTTTAATAAGAAATAGCTAATACAATTTTTGGTAAATATAGTTGTATATTGATACAATTATGAGCAGACCAAAACCAACCGTGTTATTACAACACAGTAACAAAGCTACCTATAAGATGGACGAGGTCCTGGCGGCCGAAGGCATCTGGGCGGTGTTCTATGATGGCAAACCTATCAACTTGAAATCGTCAAGTTTGGTGGCAAACTATCCAGGTCCAAAATATAAAAAAGTGTCATTCTCCAATCCCGGACATGCTGAAAACCTTGCTAAAAAATTGAATGCTCAACACAACACAGACAAGTTTGCTGTATATCTATTAAAAACAGGCGAAAAGTTCTCAAGATAATTAATTGTATGGATGTAAAAACGGCATACACTCGAACCTTCCTTATGCTCAAAGAACAACCCCTTCACGATGAGAGCGTGAAAACTGCCTACTTCACATGGTGGCAAAATGTGAGGGAAAGTTACCAAGCAAGGAGCCTGAGACTTACCAAACTTGGCCTCGAATGGGTCAAAGATTTAGATATAAAATGTTATGAGATAAAATTTCCTGACAAGATCATATTCACACCACAAACATACCTATGGTTAGATGAATTTGTTGACTGCCCATACTTTGTTGACAAGAAAAAAATTGTAGTAACAATGGAAAAAATGGCATTACAATTGATGATGTTTGCCGGAGATGTCACCAAATACGGACTTGCCCGTGCAATGAGCAAAGCCGACGATCAAAAAAGTCAGTAAAATAGCGACTTTTTCACCATAATTACCAGGTTGACGCATTACACATTTCTGCTATAATGATTGTATAAACATTTTAAACAGGAGTGTACAAAATGCCAAGAGCAAAAAACAAAGAATCGGCGATAGGATCGCAAAACAGGACGGTTAGTCCAAACGAGGCAAAATCAGCTTTAGAACATTGTATTAAATTACAAAGACCATTAATGATGTGGGGTGCACCAGGTATTGGTAAGTCAGATATTGTCAAACAGGTGGCTGACAATAATGGTAGAGAAGTTGTGGATATAAGGCTTCCGTTATGGGAACCAACAGATATCAAAGGTATCCCTTATTACAATTCAAAAGAAAACAACATGGTATGGGCCAGTCCGGCAGAACTACCAACCGATCCTAAATCAACCGCGATAGTTTTTTTGGACGAACTTAATTCGGCGGCACCGGCTGTACAGGCGGCGGCGTATCAACTTATTTTGAACAGAAGAGTAGGGCAGTATCATCTACCAGAAGGCGTAGCGATAGTGGCGGCAGGTAACCGAGACAACGACAAAGGTGTCACATACAGAATGCCGGCTCCGTTGGCCAACAGATTTGTACACATTGAACTAAGAGTTGATTATGATGATTGGCTACAATGGGCAACAGATCAAAAAATTCATGCAGATGTAGTAGGATACTGCACATTCGCCAAACAAGATTTATATGATTTTGATCCTAGAGGATCAAGTAGATCATTTGCGACTCCAAGATCTTGGAGTTTCGTATCTCAACTTCTATCAGATGACCTGCCAGAAAGTACGCTCACTGACCTCGTTGCAGGTTGCGTAGGAGAAGGGTTGGCCGTTAAGTTTATGAATCACCGTAAGGTGAGCGGCCAACTTCCTAACCCATCTGATATATTGAGCGGAAAGGTCAAAGACCTTAAAACTAAAGAAATATCAGCGATGTATTCTTTAACTGTTTCTTTGTGTTATGAATTACAACAGGCACACGAAAAGAAAGTGAAGAATTGGAATGAACAGGCGGACAGGTTTTTCCATTATATGATGGACAACTTTGAAACTGAATTGGTTGTGATGGGTGCCAAAATTGCACTTACAAATTACAAACTTCCGTTCGATCCTAGCAAGTTAAAATCATTTGATAGGTTCCATAAGAAGTTTGGCAAGTATGTCATAACTGCTATGGAGTCTAAATAGTGGATTATAAAGAACAAAAAATAATAGACAAACTAGTGACAGCAAGAATTGCCTTGCTTTTAAAACATCCTTTCTTTGGTAACCTTGCAACTAGATTGAAACTTGTAAATGCAGATGACTGGTGCCCGACAGCAGGTACAGATGGCAGGCACTTCTTCTATAACACAAAGTTTATAGATTCACTTACACCTAAGGAAGCAGAATTTTTATTCGGCCATGAGGTGTTGCACAATGTATTTGAACATATGCTTGTAAGGATTGGTGACAGAGATCCCCAACTTTGGAACATAGCGGCAGACTATGCCGTTAATCAGATCTTGAAAGACGGAAACATAGGAGAGATGCCAAAAGGCAAGAAAGGTGAGAACAAAGGCTTCCAGGATGACAAATACAAGGATTGGGCCTCAGAGAGAATTTATGACGACCTTTTCAAGCAGGCAAAAAAGAACGGCAAAAAGATGCTAGAAAAAATGGGCGAACTGATGGACGATCACCAAGAGTGGGGAAAGGGTGATGCACAAGGACAAGGGAAGGGTAAAGATAAAAAAGGTGGCAAAAGCGGTAAGCCGGTCTACACAAAAGACGAATTAAAGAAGATAAGAGATGAGGTTAAAGAAGCGATGGTGAGTGCGGCACAGAGTACAGGGGCAAGTAATTTGCCTGGCGCACTACAAAGATTGGTAGCACAATTGACCGAACCAAAAATGGATTGGAGAGAAATACTACAACAACAGATCATGAGCACAATAAAGGCAGACTACACATGGATGAGGCCAAGCAGAAAGTCATGGCACACATCTGCCATACTGCCTGGACAAAACAATGACGAGATGATAGATATTTGTCTTGCCTTAGATGCCAGCGGTAGCATCAGTAATGAGCAGTGTAGGGAATTCCTTACAGAGGTCAAAAATATTATGGATCAATACAAAGATTATAGAATACATTTATGGTCATTTGATACGGAAGTATTCAACCCAAAAGTATTCACGCCGGACAATGCAGATGAATTGCTTGACTACAAACTTGGATCAGGTGGTGGAACACAATTCGAGTGTAATTGGGACTACATGAAAAATGAAGGCATCGAACCCAAAAAGTTCGTAATGTTTACGGATGGGTGGCCTTTTGATAGTTGGGGAGATCCTGATTATTGCGATACTATATTTTTAATTAACAATCCATATGAGAGAGATATAGAAGCTCCATGGGGAATGACGGTCCAATATAATGATTAAACATCCTATCACTCTTGCAATTGGTATAGTTCTGTTATCTCTTTTAATATTTGAAGTGGGGATAGGTTGATCATGGTTGAAAAAAGAGAACAATGGTATTCAGGATCAATGGTCAAAGTGAAATGTTTTAAGAACTGGATGATAGATGCGGCCTCAGTTTTATTTGATGATAACAATAACGATTTGAGAGCATTGCCAAAGACCGTTAGACTGCAACTGTTAGTGGTTTTAAGTTTTGTATGGAGCACCGTGTTTACGGTATATTTCTTTTCCATTAGCACTATGCTTTGGGGTTGGGTAGGCTTGGTGGTCGGCCACCTTGCTATTATATTTGCAATGTATTTTACATTCAAACAATTTCACAATATTCCGCATGTTAAAAAACCGGATCCAAACGATCCTCCATTGTATGATGATGTGTGGTACGGATCATGAGTAAGTACATTGTATTAGTAATGATGGTAGTTGTATTCGCTATGTTTTGGAAAGGCGTAGAAGTGCTAGGACCTAGTAATACAAACAAAGATGTCTTATACGAAGGACCAAGCAAATCCGTGCAAGAAAGATGGAATGCCGCATACGAATGGATCGAAAAGAAACGTGAAAATAAATCCAAATAATTTTTTCCAAAGAGAATTAAATTTTTTACCACCACATTTTGTGAACACCGTGGTAAGAGCACACGAGAGCGAAGTTGAAACAATGCGTAAATGGATATACCAGCATTGCAATGGTCGTTACTCAATTACCAAAGATGTGATATTTGACAATGGTAATAGCAAGAATGTCACGGTGCTTGGTTTTGAAGAACCTGGTGACCTTACCCTCTTTGCTTTGTCTGGAATAGCTCAAAACATCCAAAAATAAAGATTGCACTGCATAACTACTTTTAGTATAATATACGTATATTATAATAATTGCAATTAAGGAGAAGTAAATTAAAATGGCAAAAGAAGATACTAAAAAAGCAGAAGCACCGGAAACAGCGACGGCTCAACCGACTGCCCCTGCACCAGATCCAATGGCGTTGTCTATTGGTGATTTGAAAAACCTTTCTACAGTTTTAGATGTTGCCTCTACAAGAGGCGCTTTTAGAGCCGGAGAAATGGCCAACGTTGGTTTTTTATACAACAAACTTCAAACATTTTTGGCAAAATTAGACCAACAAACCAAACCTGTTGAGGCGCCAACCGCCGAAGTAAAAAAATAGGAGATAAAAATGGCACTAATGAATGTGTATGACAAATTGGTTATGGGACCTGACGCCGGCAACCAGGAAGGAAGAATTGAAAGAAAACAATTCAAACATCTTGGTGAACTGGCAGATGAATCAAAATCAAAGGTTGTTGTGATATATAGGACAGTACCAA